CAAACAAGTTGGGAATGGTTATTTAAATATGCTCAATACAGATACAGTATTGACCAAATGGTGTTTGATTAATGCGCAGGGCGGCTAGGCGGGACGAAAATGAGCCAGATATTATTAAAGCACTCAGACAAGTTGGAGCATGTGTTTATCCAATGGATGAACCATGCGATTTATTGGTTGGATTCCGTAACCAAACAATTTTGATGGAAATTAAAAATCCAAAAAATAATTACGGTAAAAAAGGATTAAACAAAAATCAACGTGAATTTTTTGAAAGTTGGCGAGGCGGTACTTATTGCACAGTTAATTCAGTTGATGCCGCACTCAGAGTTTTAAATGTAATTAAGGAAATTAAATGAACGAAGAATGTGTTTTTCATTCACCGCCCAAGGCAAATGTTAAGTTTAAATTTGGTGAAGAAAGTAATACATTTATTGTTTGCTATGTAAAAAAACCGCCCAATGCTTTTCAACGATGGATGTTAAGAACATTGCTAGGAATTTATATGGAGTTAATAAATGACTAATGACAAAATAATTGAGATGGCTATTAAGGCAGGTTTTCCAACTGATTACAACGGAAAGAATTTGCTTCACATAAAAGAAATTAAATTCTTTGCAAAGTTGATAGCAGAAAAAGAACGTGAGGAATGTGCAAAGGTTTGTGAAAATGAATACATAGATTTTGATTGGGCGCATGTAGAACAACATGCCGCAGAAATTTGTGCAGAATCTATTAGAGCAAGGGGGCAAGAATGAGTGAAGCACCCCATAAAGCCGTTGATTTCATTAGGGACAACGCCGCCGCATTTGGTAAAGCCAAGTCAAACAGGGTATTTTTGGAAGAATTTAGGAAATCCAAAAAAGCATTACTTATGAAAGATGCGCTTTTAAAAGGGATTGAAGCCGCCAACGCCCAAGAACGTGAAGCATACGCAGACCCTGAATACGAAAAACTGCTAAAAGGGCTTGCAGAAGCCATAGAAACCGAAGAAACGCTAAAGTGGCAAATGACCGCCGCAAGCCTGAAGGTTGAGATTTGGCGATCCGAAGAAGCCACAAATAGAGTTCAAGACAAGGCGCATCAATGAACTCCAAGCTAACCCAGTCGGACAGGAATTATTTGTTTCATGTGAAACAATTACCCTGCGGAGTATGCGAAGCACCCCCGCCATCATCAGCTCATCACATCAAACAAGGGCTACACCATACCTGCATCCCCCTTTGCGCCGATTGTCACCAAGGCGGTTTTAACGGCATACATGGGCAAAGACGTATTTGGAACGTAAAGAAACTGGATGAACTAATAGTTCTCAACAACACCATCAAAAAGCTATTCCAGAAGTATGATATTATTTAAAAATAATATATTAGGGGGTATCCAATGGCATCATTCAACGCAGTTCAAAAAGTAGAAAAGTTCTTATTAACAAACCCAGGCAAGAAAACCCTTGCAGAAATCAGGGATGGTAGCGAAGCATTAAGATCACAGGACGTAAGCATGGCACTCAACTACCTGCTACGCAAAGAAAGGGTAACAAGGGAAGTCGTTAAAAACACCAACCCAAACGGTCGCAAAACAGTATTCTTGTACACCTACAAAGAACCAGTAACACAATAATATTATGGGCAGAAAAAGCAAGCTATCACCCGAACAATGGGAAGAAATTAAAAGAAGGCACATTGTCCTTGGGGAATCTGTTAACTCGCTTGCCAAGATGTATGGTGTTAACGAAAAAACCATTCGGATATATTTAGGACAAATCCAAAGTCCGAAGTTGTCCGAAAGTCCGAACTCGGAACAAAAAACAGTAAAGGAAGCCATTCAGGATGCCTCGCTAACGGTGCTAGAAGCCCTCAAGTCAACAGGATTGCCCGAAGATGACCAAAGGATAGCCCTTGAACTTGCAAACACCATGAAAAGCGTTAAAAGCAAGCTAAGTGAGACTGCAAACAATAATCTAATCGTAGCCCTTGAGTTGTCCAAAATATCAAGGGAAGGCGTTAAGCACATAAAAAGTGAAACAGGCGTTGATGTTGATATGCTCAAGCAATTACAAGTATTAGGGAATGTCACAAACAATTTTGCGTTCCTGGGTAATGAAGTAAACAAATCAGCCAAAGCCAAAGTAGAAGTTGATAACGACCTGGTGATCGAAGGCGGATTACCTTTGTGAAAATAATACTACCAACCCTGCATAGCGGTCAGGTCGATATATTCAAACAACGTACCAGGGCGAATATTGTTAGGTGCGGTCGGCGATGGGGAAAGACTAAGTTACTGGAAACAATCGCTTGCAATTCGGCGGCGTTTGGCGAATCGGTAGGAATATTTGCTCCTGAATACAGGCAATTGCAAGAACCTTGGGATCATATTAAGGAAATCCTGCAACCTATTATTATTTCATCGTCCAGGAGTGAGGGAACAATTAAGGTTAGGTCAGCTAACGGAAAACAAGGCAAAGTTGATTTTTGGATATTGAACGACAATGAATTAGCAGGTCGTGGGCGGGAATATAACAAAACTTTGGTGGATGAAGCGGCGTTTACTAAATCACCCCAAATGCTTGATATTTGGCGAAAGTCGATTAAACCCACAATGTTGACCACTAAAGGCACTTCATGGGTATTTAGTACGCCCAACGGTATAGATGCCGAAAACTTCTTTTATGATGCTTGCAACAACCCCGAAATGGGTTTTACGGAGTTTCATGCGCCAACCAGTACAAATCCCTATGTACCCGCAGATGAACTTGAAAAAGAACGATTGGTCAATCATCCTTTGGTGTTTAAGCAGGAGTTTTTAGCTGAATTTGTAGATTGGTCAGGAGTTGCGTTTTTCTCGATGGACAAAATGCTTGTGGATGGCAAGCCAGTACCCTACCCCCAAAAATGCGATGGTGTTTATGCGGTGATTGATACTGCGGTGAAATCAGGCAAAGAACACGATGGAACTGCAATTATTTATATCGCAATGAATAAGTATTATGGCCATCCCCTAGTAATACTTGACTGGGATATTGTGCAAATTGACGGTGCAATGCTTGAGAATTGGATGCCAAGCGTTTTTGAAAGACTAGAAGAATTGTCTAAGGCAACGAGTTGCAAGCTAGGCGTTGTTGGTAGTTTTATAGAAGATGCGGCGGCAGGTTCAATACTTCTTCAACAGGGGCGCACTAGGGGGTGGAATACTCATGCAATAGATAGTAAACTTACTTCGGTTGGAAAAGATGAACGTGCAATCAGCGTTTCTGGTCATTTTCACCAAGAAAAGATTAAAATCAGCGAATATGCGTTCGATAAGGTAGTTAATTTCAAAGGCGCAAGCAGAAATCACTTGATTACTCAGGTCACAGGCTTTAGGATTGGCGATAAAGATGCGCACAAAAGAGCAGATGATTTGCTTGACGTTTTCACTTATGGGATAGCAATTGGAGTTGGTGATAAATATGGCTACTAAAGGATAAATATGTCATACGTTACAGTAAGTAATACTGCCGTTAATTCGGAATTGATGCAGATTTTAGAAGCCAATGAAATCCAACCAGGTTCAGATGTAGGCTATCAGCTATGTAAATTATTGTGGGAATTTCACCCACTTGGCGGGAAATTGGTTGAGAAGCCAATCAAATTAGCCCTATCAAAGCCCCGAATCATTGCGGTGGATGCCGAACCCAAAGATATGCTTGTTGATGCGTTTAACAGGGAATGGGAAAGTCTTGGCGCAACGGCGCACATTCGTGACACGATGTATCTAAAAAGGGTTTACGGTGCATCAGCTATCGTTTACGGCGCACCCAACATTCCAACGACAGAGCCAATTGACCCTTGGAAACTTTCCGAACTTAACTTGTATTTCAACCAATTAGACCCGCTGAACTTGGCGGGTTCTATCGTTACCAACCAGAACCCCAATGCTCCAGATTTTCAAAAGCCATTACCTTACACAACTGCCTCAGGTCAACCTTATCATCCAAGCCGTTCAGTTGTGCTATTTAATGGCACTCCTATTTATTTAAGTTTCCAATCGTCAGGATTTGGTTTTACTGGTCG